ACCAAATGAACGAAGTGTTCATTTTGGATATGCAGAATCTTGACGGCTCACAGAACGTTCGCTACGGTGCTCGTTTCTACTTGGGTGCGCAGATTGCTGTTGCTGAAGACATCACCTACTGGGGTGCATAATAATTAATCAAAGGGGGGTGCAATAACTCCCCTTTAAACCATTAAAAATCAACATATTATGGCTTGTGACTTGACAACGGGCTTCACCCTCGGGTGCCTCGAAGGTATCGGTGGCGTTAAGGAAGTCCTTATTGCTAACTACGATGATTTTGAAACTGGAATCACTTATGGTGGTCCTGATGGAGAAGTAGACGGATTGCCCGGAGCTGCTGGTTCTGTTAAAATCTATCGCTATGTTCCTTTCCGCAATTCAGGTTCATACATTGAAACTGTACAGAAGAATTTGGAAACAGGTACATTGTTTTTCTCACAGGAAGTTGGATGGACTTTTGGTAAATTGAATCAGGAAATGCGCAATGAATTTTTGAATGTTGCTAAAGCTAAAATGGTTGTGTTCGTTCGTACTAACGACGATCAAATCCTTTTAGTTGGTGCAGGCGAAGGTGCGCAAATGACTGCAGGCACAGTACAATCAGGTCAACAAAAAGCTGATTTGATGGGATACCAAGTGACTTTGATAGCTGAAGAACTTTCTCCAGCTGTACACTTGGAACCATATACTAACGTGCCTTTTGACAATTTCCCTGGTGTGGAAGTTCTGCCAAACTACTAAGATTTGTTTTCCGTTGTGTATTCTTGTTGTATTGAAAAAAAGGGCAGGTTATCTTTGACTTGCCCTTTTAATTTAAAAGACTATGATATATTTACAGACTGATACACCTGCACAAACCATCTATTTACAGCTAGATGAAACAAGGCAGTATTACGCAACACCATTCACGCATTACCTGTTGATTTTAACGCACGAAGAAAATAGCACAACTGGAGATAAGCTTGCACAGGTAGCTACTATTGTGAATGAGAATGTGCGAATTACACAACTAACCGTAACAACAGCATCACTTACACTTGCTGGGCGTTATCGTTACGATGTATACGGTCAAAATTCAGCTGTCAATGTTGATCCAACAAACGGAAGTGTAGTCGGTTTGTGCAAGCGTGGCTATGTTGTACTAACGGCTAACACGCAGTTCTTCGATGTGCCTTCTATCACAATACCAAATGATATAATCTATGAACCATAACGAATCAAATATAGTTTCATTAAAGCTTAGTGAATACGTAGCTAAGAGCGATGCAGAAAAAGTAGATAGAAAAGGATGGGTGAACTATGGAGATCAAAACGATTTTCCACAATATCTGCGTGATTTGGCGCATGAATCACCTGTGCATGGTTCGTTGGTGGTAGCCATTGGTGATATGATAGCCGGGAAGGGAATTAAATCGGAGCAGTATCAAGCAGAACTGGATGCGCTTGATGTAAACACTTTGACTTATGCATGTGCGCATGACTTAAAGTTGTTCGGTGGTTTCTTTATCGAAGTGATTTGGAGCAATGATAGAACGGTTATATCGAAACTAAACGCTATACCATTTGAAGAATGTCGCATTGCAATCAATCAAGAAGACGAAAGTGAGATAGGTATCTATCACAGCTATGATTGGTCAAACATTCGCAAGAAAAAGAACACACCCGAATTCATACCCAAATACAACTACTTAACACGTAACGAAGAACCACGCCAAATCTATTGGTGCTTCACGTACACAGGTAGCGATGTATATCCACGCCCGGATTACTGGAGTGCGATTAACTACATCGAACTAGATAAGCAGATTTCGATATTCCACATCAACCAAATATCTAACGGTCTTTTCCCTTCTACGATTATCAACTTCTACAATGGACAGGCAACGCCTGAACAGAAGCAGCAGATGATGATGGACTGGGAAAACAAAATGAGTGGTGCTCGCAATGCTGGTAAGGTAGTTATGTTCTTCAACGAGCGTGACCAACCAAAAACCGAAATCACACCATTCCCTGTTAATGATGCAGATAAGCAGTATCAGTTAATGGATACTACTGCAACGCAAAAGATAATTACATCGCATCGTGTTACTACGCCATTGCTTTTCGGTATTCGGGAAACATCAGGATTCGGTAGCAACAAAGATGAAATGGCTACAGGCTTGGAGATATTCAATAAGCAAGTGATACAGCCCTATCAGGAAAAGATAAACACCAGCATCGAAGAACTATTAAGCAATCAGTTGCCCGGTGTAAACTTTACCATTGTGCCGAATACACCACTTGCCATTGAACAGGAAGAAGCGGTTGTAGATGCAACAGGTGGAACTACCGATGTCGCTGCTACGGCTTTGAATGGTGCGCAGATAGCATCACTTGTAGATATTGTAATGCAATCAGCTGCAGGTGCTGTACCTGTAACGAGTGCAAAAGCAATCGTGGGTGCAGCGTTCCCAACATTGCCAGCTATTACTATTGATGCAATCTTTGCGGATGTATTGCCGGGTAGCTTACAGCCACAAGAAGTCATCATGAGTGACGAAAAAAAAAAAGTAGATGCTGCTGAAGACAGTTATGCGCCCACTGATGAAATGGCTGCAGAAGCAGAATTAGGTTTAAAGTGGCGTGAAGAATATGGGCGTGGTGGAACTGAAGTAGGTGTGGCACGTGCAAGGGATATTAGCAACAAGCGCAATCTATCACTTGACACCGTTAAGAGAATGCACAGTTACTTTTCACGCCACGAAGTAGATAAACAAGCAAGTGGATGGAATCAAGGCGAAGAAGGATTTCCAACTGCAGGGCGTGTAGCATGGCAGTTGTGGGGTGGTGATGCTGGTCAAGGATGGGCAGCGAGAATCCTAGAGCGTATTAATAAAGAAGAATTAAGCGATCTGCATGTAGGTGAAGCTTTGATAGAACTGGGTGAAGATGCTAGTGAAGATTGGATATTGATTGATAGTTACAACGCAGATGAAGATCTTGAACACCATTTTGCTGTTCGCACAGGCGCAGCTCGACCAGGTGCTAAGAGCAGGCAAGATGATATTATCGATGGCAAATACTTTATTACTCGTTACGTTTACGCAGGTGACTTTAGGCATGATAATATGCGCCCATTCTGCAGAAAGATGTTGGAAGCAGGCAAGCTATATCGTATTGAAGACATTGAAGCGATGGAGTTTATAGATGTCAATCCTGGATGGGGACCAAATGGCACTGATTTTTATTCGGTGCTTCGCTGGAAGGGCGGTGGGAACTGCAAACATTTCTTTGAAAAAAGGGTGTTCGTAGATGCAAAAGGCGCAAAGATTAACCCAAATGATCCTGATGCAACACGTATTGCCGTAGCAACGGCTGAACGCATGGGCTATAAAGTGCGCAATCCAAAATATGTAGCGCAACTTCCCGAAGATATGCCACATCGTGGCTTTTTACCAACCAATCCTATTTACGGTAATCAATAAATACAACTATGCCTGAAGTATTACTTATATCCGAAAACTACATTAAGAAGTACACAACTATCAATGGTAGTGTAGATCCTAATTTATTGTATCCATCTATCTATTTGGCACAGGACAAATGGTTACTTCCATTTTTGGGAACTGACCTGCTAAATAAAATTAAAACAGATGTGGCTGCTGGCACAATTAGCGGTAACTACGAAACCCTGTTGGAAGATTACATCCAAAAGATGCTACTTTGGTGGGTGATGGTGGATGTAACGCCTAATCTTTGCTATCGCATGGATAACGGCACACTAGTCCAGCGTCAAAGTGAAGACACTGTGCCTGTTTCGGATGTGGTCATGAAGGATATGATTGACCGGGCACGCCAAAATGCGGAACACTACACCACTTTGTTAGTCGATTACCTATGTGCTAATAGCAGTTTGTTCCCGGAATACTCAACTGCGCAGTGGCCTGATCGCTCACCACGTACTGATGTCACAAATACGCTGAATTATCAGTTCAGCACAGGCAATACTGCTACAAGCTTTCGCCCTACTTACTCACGTAACATCATTAACCGTATACCATGAGTGATAAAAAAACATTGAAGCAAGAATACACTGAACGTTTACGCAAATATGAGCGTGAATTATCATTAAAACTACGTGCCAATGTCAGCAAAGAAGCAGACAAAACCAAAAAGTGAGAAGCCTGTAAGTGTTACTTACAAGTCTATTCGCTATTATGTGCAACTATTCGATGGGCTGTGGTCTATTCCGATAGCTTTTGCGCTATTCATCATTGCAGGTACATTAAGTGCAGAATACTTTGGCGATGCTTTGATAAGTACCGAATACGTGCAATACATCGTGCTGGCTTTACTCATTATGGTGTTTGCCAACTTTGTTACCTTCTTAGGTATTCGCTTCAATTTTCGGGCATTGCAGCATGCCGTTTACAATCGTGAAATAAAGAATGAAATAAATAATTTAAGCACATGTCAAAAGGTTGTATTATATCTTGTATTGTATGCTTTCTTCTTTGCTTCGTTCCTGTTTGTACTTCGCATGCTGATGACGGCTACTGCGTAAGAACTACGGCTGCAGCTTTTGTAGGTGTAAAGGAAAAAGGGGGTAACAATCAAGGTTTCAATGACAGAGCATTGTTAGTGCTGATGCGTCAAGAAGGTTGGTTGCCCGGATACGCATGGTGTTCTTTTTTCGTCATGGCAATGCTAAACGAATGTGGTGTTCCGAACAATATCACAGGGTGGTCGCCTTCTGCATATAACCAGCGTGATGTGATTTATACAGATGGCAAGTTTAAGCAATCCTATAGCGATAAGGATGTGCTAATAATGACACTAAGCTATGCCCAGTTCAAGAACAAAAGATTCAAGGGCATTGGTCACACTGGTATCGTGGACAGGGTAGGCAAGTATTCGGTGCGTACTATTGAAGGCAACACAAATGATCAGGGGATGCGAGATTCACGTTCACGTGATGGAGTGTATTACAAGATTCGACCACTAACTAAAAATCTACACATTACACGATGGGGAAAATGACAAAGCTGGCAATCGGATTGGCTGTTGTAATTATCGCACTGGCATTGATATTCAGCGTGCGTACATGTAACCGACCTGTAACAAATCCAGCTATAAAAAGGTTACAGGATGTAAACGATTCGCTGTACCAAATCATTGAAGCAAACAATGCCAAAACTGATAGTCTGTTCCTAAAAATCGATAGTCTTCAGGTGCATCAGGATACCATTGTACAAAGGCAAGAAATAACTAATGAAATTTATCGCAATGAAACCTATAACATTCTTTCTGCTTCTCCTACTAACGCCACTAATCAGTTCCGGGCAACACTCAAAAAATCGGACAGCTTACTTAAAGCAGGATTTTACACCCGAACTTACAACCTACGATCAGCAACTTTTCAATCTCAACTTCAATAGCATGTTGTATTGGTATCAAACTGCACAAGAAATAGACAGTTTATACCAGCTTGAAAGATTAAAGGTTACATACTACGGCAAGATTACAGGGATTCAGGCAACGAGTTATGAAACATTGGCTGAAATCTACGCCAATAAACAAAGCATTGAAAAAGCTATTG